GCACAGATGAACCCACTCGCCCGGCTCATTCTCAAGAACGTGCCCCGAGAAGTCTTTCTCGTGCAGCCTCTGCATGATCACCACGATGCCGCCCCGCGGATTACGCACTCGGGTCGGCAGTGCAAGGTCGAGCTTTCTGATCATCTCTTTCCTGACGTCGACTGACTCAGCCTGCTCGACGTTGTGCGGGTCGTCGAGAATGACATAGTCGCCGCCCTCGCCCATGATGCCGGCGATCGACGTGCTGTACCTGTACCCGCCTTTGTCGTTGCCGAACCGGCCCTTCGAGTCCTGAGACCTAATGAGGCCGAACCGGTCGCCCCAGTTAATCTGATACCAAGGCGACTTGATGAGCTGACGAGAACGGTCGGCATCTCGAAGCGCCAGATCGCCGCGATACGATGTGAACATAAAACGAAGGTCTGGTCGATTGAGCGGCCCCCAGCACCACGCCGGCCAGAACACGCAGACGGTCAGCGATTTTTGATGGCCGGGCGGTATGTTGATCAACAATTTCGCCACGTCGCCCGGCGTGAGATCGCCTCTCACCATAGCCTCAAGGTGAGCCGCAATGATCTCAGTGTGCCTGCCGTCAACGTAAAACGCCGGGTCAACCCAGCGCCAGCCGTGGCGGATGAAGTTCATGAGACTGTCTTCGCTTTCGAGCTTTGAAAGCTCTAGTTCTCGCTCAAGATCTTCTAGGCTCGATGAGAGCGAATTAGAAGCGCTTGCCGCCATCGGCCGCCCTAGCCTCTGGCTTGTGGTCGGCCCGCTGCCAGTTGTATACCATCTTCTCGCGAACGGCGCCCAACAAGTCGAAGCGGTGCGCGCCAGCTAGATCGCATATTCTGATGAATGCGTCGGCGAGTTCGACCTCGGCCATCGGGCGGTGCGGCAAGTGATCGTCCATCACATGTTTACGGAACCCTTCAAGGGTCTCACTCACTTCGCTGTGAATCAGCGCGATCTTTGTCGGGGTGAGCAATTCGAGCACAACCTCGAACGAAACCGTTTGACCATCGGCCAACGAGACAACCGAGCTGGGAGCGTCCCACCAACCGCCTGCCTTGCTCGACTCGTGACAGACTGTGACCCAGTCTTCGAGGTTCAGATTTCGCCATCCGAATTGAATCTTGTCTTTGTAGCTCATTCTCTCTTTCCCAGTGCCTCGCGTAGCTCTCGAATACGCTCTTTGCGCGCTTGATCATCGAGAATGACCTGCGCGCTGACGTTTGCTTCGAGCGGGCCGCCGTCAGCCCCCGTGAGTTCGGTTTTTCGTTTCTCGACATAGGTGTCAGGGTCTCGCGACTTGAGCGCGAACTCAAGCAGCCGATCTGACTTTCGGTATCCGACGATCTCGCCATTCTTGTCAAGAATTGGCTCGCCCTCGAATATTCGATCTTTCAGCTCGTCTTCATAGTGGGCCGTGCCCTCGGCGATCGCATCATCCCACGCCTCGGCAAACTTCTCGTTGTACAGCCTCGGGTAGTCTGGGTTGCGCATCTGATAGACGTGCGTGTGAGACACGCCGGCACGCTTGCACGCCGCCCGCACGGTGAACCCCTCGCTCAACTTTTCGAGAAAGAGTTTCTTTTTCCGCGGTGTGAATCTGCCGGCCACTTTTTTACCTTTTCATCTCGCTGATCTGCACAGACTTTTCTGCGCTCGACTTTGTCGTACCTACAAAAAACGCGATCGAGGCGCCCCAGGCTGTACTGAGCTGCCCGAGCACCATATAGAGCACGTCTTTCGACCCATCTGGCGGGGTTGTAAAGAACAGACCATAAATAACAGCGGCGATCATAGATGTCAACATGATAACAATGCTCATCTGAGGCCAGATGCTTTTGAGAACCTTCGCCATGTCTCGCGCGTCTTTGCGATCGTCGATGATCAGCGCGTGCTCGTCTATGTCAGCCTGCCTCATGAACCTGTTGAACTCAACCTCGGCGAGCTTGAGCTTTAGCAGCGCCTCGGGGTTGCTCTTCAACGCCTCGACGGCTTGGTCGTCGGTTTCGACACCAAGCGCGGCCTTGATCGCCGTCGCGGCGATGCCGCCGAACGGGCCGCCGATGGCTGTGGCCACCATAGGCGCAACCGAGCCGATGATGCCCTTGACAGAACCCCAGATGCCGGATTTTCGATCGCTCATTTGTAACTCCGAAAAAAGCTGATAATCAACGCCCAGACGAAAAGGCCGGTTAGCCAAAAAACAACCGACAAGATGAAGAACAGTTCTTGCAGAAAGACGACCGCGAAGTCAAGCATAAGCCCGCCTCAGCCAGCCCTCTTGAAACTTGCTGAAGTCTGGAACCTCATGGCCGTTCTTTCGAAGCGCGTCGTTTCTCAAGATCAGCGCCCGATAGAACCCGGCCTGCTCTGACCGCATGGCAGCCAGCAGCGCATGATGGTCGGCCGTGTTGATCTGCTCGATCGAGATGCGCCCGAGTACCCCGTCGTCTGCTATTTTGATCTGCTGGGCCGCTCTCACAGCTCGCTGCGCGAGCTTGTGAGCTTGACGCGGCCCCATGTTGACAGCCATGTCGAAGACCTTCGTCGCGACCTGACTGTTCGCGATGCGGTCGTACCTGTTCGGTTTCCAGAAGAATTTAAGGTAAGCGTTTTTTGCCCCAGCCCTGCCCATCTGGCGGATATCGTCGGCGTCAATGTCACCATCGCCATCGAAGTCGAGAAACTCAAGCGCGAGATCTCCCGCATCAACATGCTGACGCAACGCCCAGCGCAAACCGATGCCGAAGTTCGTGACGCCGCCGGGGCCATCTGG